TCTTTGATGTGATCGAGCAACGCTATGCCCCGCCACGTCGCTTCAGCTCTTGCTGCAACTGGATCTAACGGCGGCTCATCGTATTCTGGCGTTTCGATGTCTGAAAAATCGTCGTCATCATCACGCATAGCCGTCTCCATTAAGTCCAAGCCAATGCAGAAAATCTACGTCGCGTCATTTCTGAGCGTTTCTGTCCTGACCGCATGATGCGTCCAGAGATTTGATCGTATTGCCCCCCGCCCGCTGCCAAACAAGCGTATTGCAGGGCGTCGGAGATATGTGAGTAGGCGTTCTTGTCTGGGGTGGGTTTGCGCTGCCCTGTGCGTGTCTTACCAAAGCGATAGCCACCATCCAGCGCGCGGACAAGATTGGGGCATCTGGAGCCATCTATGATCATTCCAGGCTCACCCTGACGCGCTTCTAGGAGGAACTTCTCGACGGCCCTTATGCGCATCTCGATCTTATTCGTGGGAGCGCGCATCGCTGAGAAGCCTTCCCGCTTCAAAACGTCGAACTCATTCTCCTCGTAGAGCGTGGACTTATTCGCGCCAGCTGGATCGCCAACGATAGCGATAGGGCGTCCTAAATATCGCTCTGAGTATATAGCGGGACGCAGCCCCATTTTTATGTGCTGCTCTAAGCCGATGTCTTCAGCGATAACTTCCTCAAGAACGAGGAGCCTGCCCTTGTGATCGAGCTGTGTAATTATAGAGCAAGGGTCGCGGCCAAAGTCTTGACCGACAATAATCAGTTTGGATGAGACGGGTTCGACGTTATCAACGACGTGAAATGAGCGTTTAAAACTGGCTTTAAACACCGCCGTGCCGGATGGATCGTTGCCGTATTGAGCTTCGACATATCGTCGCACCCAGTCTTCATTATTACCTTGCGATAGTCGCTCGTAGTATTTGCGTCCCTGCGCGCGTCGATCTGGATGACCGAGCGGTAATTCTATTGTTTGCTTATTTTGTTCGAGCCAGTCTAGGTTCTCAGCTTCTGGCGATAGGCCAGATGGTTGGATAAATATTTGCCAGTTCGGTGGTGGCGACACCATAAAAGTATGCCAGTCGCTGCCCTCTGTCGGCATGTTCGTATCAGCAATAATCCCGCGCCAAGAACATATCCCCAGATTTCCGTAAGGATAACGACCGCAACGGCCAGAGAGTGCTGAAACCAGTCCGCAGTCCATCTCAATTGCTTCTGACATCCATGCGCCAGTGAGCTGAGATGAGAGAAGACGTTGCTGATCTTCAGGATTTTCTAACGGAATTAAAATCCATTCTGAGCGTACGTCGCCTGCTGTAATATATATGGTATTTTCTGACACTTTATATTCGCTGACATCTTTAAGCCACGAGCGAATATCTTTCAGAACTGTTTGTTTTAGCTGAGAGAGCGTCTGTCGGACGATAGCAAAACGTGTATAACGAAGCCCATCCGTACCTGGGTCTTGCGTGCAGGCTTTAACAAACAACTCAAAGATACAAGAAACAGTTTTACCCGAACCAACTGGGCCAGCAATCAGACGACCAAAGCTCTCGCTTTTCATCATACGCGCCCCTGTAGGCGGGGCTGTATAATTTAACTCAGGCATTATCGAACTCAGCTTCGTTGTGTTCGATAATTTTTGTGGGGATTGTTTTTTCAATCTCTAATTTTTTATCTTCCCCCAAATTAATTGTTATCTTTAAAGTTTCTCCGCTCACGCCTGATTTGTCTGTGCGTTCGCCTACTCTGCCAAGGCGTCCTAACGCTTTAAATGCCTCAACTTTTGCGGAGCCTGGAGCGTCTTTATCATGAATAAATGCGTAGATTGCGGGGATCGCTTCTTCTGTTGCGCGTGCTGCTTTTAATTCTGCGCGTGCGGGAGTGTTATGTGCAGCCGCCCATTCAGCACGAGCTGTTGTTAGGTATTGCGAATAACTCGCATGTCGCGTAATCTTATCTGCTTCTTTGAGTGACAGACCGAACGATTTGCAGATATTATCGTAGGTATCGACCTCAGTAGCGACTTGATACGCGAACTCGCGTACGAGCTTATCGGTGTCCTTGGGAGCGGTTGCCGAGGGCATGATGTCCTGTTTGTTGAATTTTCGGCTTTTACCTGCTTAGGTAATGTAGTATAAAAATAAACATGATGCAAGGCGCAATCCCTGGCGGCAATATCTTACGCGTTGTAACTAACGCGACTATGGACGCTGCAGAGCGAGCAAAGAACGACGCGCGAGCGGCGGCTCAAACAACTGAAGACCAATATAGTGAGTTGTGTGGGTTCATTAGATCCCAATACGACATCATGCGTCTTCATCGTGACAACCCGCAATCTGGCTGGGCCAATCGGCTTCTTCAGTCCATGCGTTGCTTCAATGGGCAGTACTCGCCTGAGCAGCTGGATATGATCCAGAAGTTCGGCGGCTCAACTGTTTATGCGCGCATCGTTGCAGTTAAAGCGCGCGGCGCATCTTCTCTTTTGAGAGACGTTTATCTGGGCACAGATCGTTCGTGGGCGCTGTCGCCTAATCCTGACCCGGATGTACCAGAGCAGATCCATCAGGCTATTCAGCAGCTCGTAAACGCCGAGGTGCAGAGTGCTACTCAACTTGGTCAGCCGCCAGATCCATCAAATATTCGGGATCGGATGCAACAGCTAACTGAAGCTGCGCGGCAGGCTGCGAAGAAAAAAGCGGCGCAACAAGCGGACATCGCAGAGGACAAACTCGATGAGCTTCTCTCAGAGGGCGGCTTCTATAAAGCGCTCGCTGAGTTCATCGTTGACCTGCCCCTCTTCCCATATGCAGTTATGAAAGGGCCAGTCGTTCGGATTGTGCCTGAAGTTGAGTGGCAGGGCGGACAACCTTCAACAACTAACAAGCCTAAGCTGTTTTGGCAGCGTGTTTCCCCATTCGATATTTATTGGACACCGGGCGTTTCCGATATCGAAGACGCCAGTGTGATCGAACGGTCGCGCGTAACCCGCGCGGATCTGAACGATCTTCTCGATCTGCCGGGGTATAACCATGATGCTGTTCGTGCAGTCCTTGATGAGTATGGGCGTGGTGGGCTTAACGACAATTGGGATATTGTCGATCAAGAACGCGCTGTCCATGAAAGCCGCGAAAATCCGCATATCAATCGGTCGGGATTGATATCTTGCTTAGAGTTTCAGGGAAATGTCCAAGGCAGGCTTCTGCTTGAGCAAGGACTGACTGAAGAACAGATCCCTGATCCAATACGAGATTATTTTGTGCAGGCTTGGATGATCGGCAAGCACATTATTAAGGTGCAGCTTGCCCCCTCCCCTCGCAAACGTCACCAATACTACGTTACGTCTTTCGAGAAAGTTCCTGGCACGCCTGTTGGCAATGGCTTGCCGGACATTTTAGCGGACATCCAAGACGTAAGTAACGCAACGCTTCGCGCGCTCGTCAATAATATGAGCATCGCCTCTGGGCCACAGGTCGTCGTCAACGACGATAGACTTGCCGATGATGAGGATGGTGAAGAGCTTTATCCTTGGAAGCGCTGGCATATGACCAGTGATCCTATGGGTAATAATGGCGCACCGCCTGTTAGTTTCTTCCAGCCAAGCTCCAATGCTCAGGAGTTGATGGCGATCTACACTAACCTCATTAATATGGCAGATGAGCTTAGCGCCGTGCCACGGTATATGACCGGCGGTTCGGCTGGATCAGTTGGACGCACAGCCAGTGGCCTGTCGATGCTTATGAGCAATGCCTCTAAGATCCTCCAGACAGTTGCTGCTAATATTGACCGCGATATTTTCGACCCACTACTCAGTGGCCTCTATGATATGGTGATGCTGACGGATACGAGCGGCTTGCTTACGGGCGAGGAGGAAATCCGCGTTCTCGGCGTTAACGTCGCTATTCAGAAAGAAACGCAGCGTTCTCGTCAGCTTGAGTTCCTTCAAGCGACAGCCAACCCAATCGACATGCAGATCATTGGGCCTAAAGGTCGCGCTGCAGTCCTTCGTCCAGTATCTGAGAGCCTTGGGCTTCCCGGTGTTGAGATCGTTCCATCTGACGATGAGTTAGCTCAACAGCAAGCTCAAGCAGCTGCTCTTGCTCAGGCGCAGGGTCAGCCGGGACATTCTCAAGGCAGCGATCAAGCGCAGCAAGCTCAGGGTCAAGGTGCGACGGGCGATAGATCTAACGTCACGAAAGATATTGGCCCACGTACAAGAATTGCAGGAGGCCCGTAATGGCTGGCACAAGTCCAAAAGCAAGAAGTCAAGGCGCATCGCCACAAACTATGTCTGGATATGATATATCTAATTATGGTGAGGCCGAGGCTGCTTCTAAAATTCGTAAGGCTTTAGATCAAGAAAGAGCCGCCGATAAGGATTTGGGAATATCTTATAGAGATAAGCCATATGTCAGTGGTACTTTTGGAGAAACTCCAAAAACTGATACTAAAGAAGGCACCACCCCTAGCTACTCAAAAGGTGGCATCATAAAACGGCAGAAGCATAAGTATAGCAAATATTGATCATATATGTTACCTATGCAGGTAACACATTCAGGAGCAGGACTATGGCGAAGGTTACAAGCGGCGCACATGAAAAAGGTTTCGAGTTTGCCAAAGGCGGCACGACTAAAATGTTTGGTCGTCAGTTCGCTAATGAGCAAGACCCAGGCTTAACGTCTCACGAGACAAAGAATGGCGAACAGAAATTTGCTGAAGGCGGCAAAGGTAAAATGTTCGGCATTGGTCACGCAAACACAGCTGAAGCTGGCGTTACGGCCAAGAAATCACAGTAATCTCTAGGAGAAATTAGTTATGGCTACTACATTTTTGGATGTTGATCCACAGTCATTGACGACTGCGCTCAATCAGGTTGATGCGATTAATTTCTCTAATTTCTATCGCACGACCAGCACAACTGGTGTTGCACCCGGCGCAACCGGCGCAGATAACGTATTGGCAGTGTATTCACTACCAGCAAATACTTTCGGCACGACGCTCGGTCAGACACAGGAACTGGCTATTCAGTGCAGTGGCGCTTTTGGTGCTAACGGCAATACCAAACGCGTAAAAATTATTTGGAACGCAACTACAGCTGTTGTTGGTTCGACTGTAACGGGTGGCACGGTTATCAGTGACACTGGCGCAGTAACGACAAACGGTGGCGGTTTCAATCTGAACGCTGCAGTTATTCGTGCTGGCTCAAACTCACAAGTTTGTGTCAATGAAGGCGCAATCGCTGGCTCAACACATGTTGGCACATCAGCTCCCGCTGCGGCGACGGCTACAGAGACGGGCGCTATCCTGATCGCTGTTACTGGCAACGCAACAACGACAGCTTCAGATATCAAGCTCAACTACTTCCAAGTTGACGGTATGTTCTAAGGAGAGCGTTATGGTTGCTCCTACACCAAATAAAGCTGCGAAGGTCGTTAAAGAGGAGCATCTCAACTCCCTTTATGAGACGACCTCAATTACGGGCGGTGGTGAGTTTCAGCGCCGCTTTAGAAACGACTACTCTAAAAAGAGCCATGCTGACTACGAGGCGTCGGTAAAGGAATCCTACGCAATGTTGCCAGCTGTATCTGTCCCCAGAATACTGGGTGGCGTCCGTGAAAGCTAAGATGGCAAACACGAAAAAGACGGGCTCTTATAAGGGCAAAAGCAACGAGCTTGGCTATGGTGGCCGGGCTCAGCAGCTGAAAGATAAGGGCGTTCCAGGTGGCGTCATCGGCGCGATTGCGCGTCGTAAAGGTGCTGCTCCAGGTGGTCCGAATTATCACGGCGGCAAAGCAAAAGGTTATTGCATGGGTGGCACCGTCACCCGTGGCGACTACTCTAAATACTAATTGACGCGAGGTTGTAATGGCTAAGACACCTGCATGGACACGCAAAGAGGGAAAGAACCCAAAGGGCGGGCTCAATGCAAAAGGTCGAGCGTCTTACAACAAAGAAACTGGCGGTCATTTGAAAGCTCCTCAACCCGAAGGCGGACCAAGACGCGATAGCTTCTGTGCTCGCATGAAAGGGATGAAGAAAAAGCTCACAAGTGAGAAGACCGCTAACGATCCCAATTCAAGGATTAATAAATCCTTAAAAGCATGGAATTGTTAAAATGGCTAAGAAACCAATGACCATGAAAGAGTGGGAGAAATCCCCTATGGACAAGAAGCTCGATAAAAAGAGCGGCTTGAAAGAGGGCTCCAAAAAAGAACAAGCAATGGATCGCAAGGCACTCGCTAAAGAGAATGCTAAGCGCGCTAAAAAGAAATAACCTAAGCAGGTAACACAATGACGCAATGGCCTCTCCAGAGCGAGTGCTTAGCTAAGTTTGGAAATCCAGCTACTTTTGGCTGGGGTGAAAAGCATCTTGCACATGTCAAATGCCCTTGGCAGTTGCATATGGGGCCGCTGCAAATTCCATACGTCAAAATCAATACTATCGCCTCAGATAGTCTTGAGCGCGTGTTCAATCATGTATGGGATTGGGCAGGCAAAGATATGGATAAAATTAAATCCATCCATGCCGACAACTTCTCAGGAGATTGGGTTGTTCGGCAAGCGCGTGGATTAAAAATGATCTCTATGCACGCTTATGGACTGGCGATTGATTTTGATGCGCCAAACAATCAGCTCGGAAAGAGCAAACACTTCTTCGATAAGAAAAACCCATTGATCTCGGCCTTTCTTGACGAAGGTTGGACGTGGGGGGGCGATTGGTCACGCCCAGATGCGATGCACGTTCAGGCAGCAAGAGTGAAATGAGCAAGCAATGAAACTGAAAGATATTGCCTTAGTACTCTACGCTCTAGGCATTTATTTTTTAGTTCTCCTTGGGCTTGTCATGCTGTCTGGCTGTGAAACCACAAGATACATAGCTGACTGCACACTCATTCAACCAGACAACTGTAATTAGGAGATAAATATGAACAACGTACTTCCTTGGGTTCTTGCTCGTCTTAAAGAAGGCAGCACATGGGGTGGCATCGGTAAATTGATTGCTGGCTTGGCGTTCTTGCCACATGCTTCTGAGATTGGCGCACTTGTTCCAACGCTTGGTGTGCTTGTAACTGGCGTTATCCAGATCCTTATTCCTGATCCAGTCGCAAAATGACGTTCTCAGTTATATCCGCTCTGATAAGTTTTCTTAGCGGAATAGCAAACGCTTTTGTGAGCTTTATGTCATGGCTGCATGAGCAACAACTCGTGCAGTCTGGCATAGCAGAACAAAAATTGTTGGATTTACAGGGTCGTATTAATGCCGCACAAAAAGCTATGGCAGTTCGTCAAGCTCAACGCGATATTGATGAGCGCAATCCTAATGGCGTCATGTCAGACGACGGGTACCAGCGCCCTGAATGAATTAACATTCTGCGACGGGGTGCAGCCAATTTACTGGTCTAAAAAAGACACGACGCTCACTGTTAAGCAGATAAAAGAGCTAAACGCAGTCTATAAGGCTACGTGTGTTCCTAGAGGAAAATAATGTCGAAGCTAGAGCTTCAAGACCTTCTATTAGCAGTTCATGACCTATCCACTTCGTCCAATAATAACTGGTCAAGATTTAGAACTGCTTTTGATGCTTTCGCCCAAGCTAAATCGCTAGAGGCTATCTATGCCCCAATAGACAATGCCCATGTCGCTCGTGGACATGCGCAGGCTCTTTTGGAGTTAAAGCGCATGTTCGATGAGTTAGATGAGCGTGTGCGTGTTATTCAAACTGCACGAGCAAAACGCCCGTAGCGCTCTGCCCTACGCGCCAAGGAGAAAAAAATGTCTGAATTAGCCGCTCCAGCGGATCGTATTGATCCAAATCTATCTATTCCAGCCGCTGTTCGTAATGCAGCCGCACGATCTGAGGAGCTATTTAAGCAAACTAAAGCCGCAGCCACTGGCGAAGAAGCACCAAAAGAAACAGCACCTGAAGCTCCTCCCGCAGAAACACCCCCAAGTCAGCTTTCTTTCACGCTCGAAGAACCAGAAACAAAAGCAGCTCCTAAAGAAGCACCCAAATCAGATGATTGGGAGCATCGCTATAACTCTATGAAGGGGCGTTATGAGCGAGAGCAAACTGAAAAGCGACAACTCGCTGCAGAGATATCTAACCTACATAGGTTAATTGCAGAGCTGCAAGCAGCCCCTACCCCTTCAGCAAGTTCTGACACACAATTTGAGCGTTTAGTTACGCCAGAAGAAGAAAATGATTACGGCAAAGAGTTTCTTGGCGTCGTCGGTAAGAAAGCCAAAGAAGAATTAATTCCAGAAATTGCGCAGCTCAAAGCACACATCGCGCAGCTGGAAGGACGCCTTCAGGGTGTCACTGGTGTCGTTACGCAAGATGCGCGCGAGAAGATGTATTCAACGCTTGATGCGTCTGTTCCGTCGTGGCGCGAAGTGAATAGTAACCCTGAGTTCTTGTCATGGCTTAACTTGCCAGATATGTACTCAGGTGCTATAAGAAAAGAACTGTTGAATGCCGCATTCAATCGCAATGATGCGAACAGAGTTGCCGCATTCTTCAAAGGCTTCATCTCTGATGAGGCGGCTACGAACCCCGCAGTTGCGGTGGCCGGGTCTGATACTTCTTCGGTAGTGCATACCGAAACAAAGAAGACCCCGCTCGAAGCATTTGCGGCACCGGGCCGAGCCAAGACTGCGGCAGCAAGTGCTCCCGCTGAGAAGCCGTTCTTCACACGCGCGCAAGTATCGCAATTCTACTCAGACGTTAATCGGGGATCATACCGAGGACGTGATGAGGAGAAGCAGCGGATGGAGAATTTAATCTTCTCCGCTCAGCGAGAGGGGCGCATTAAGTCGTAACTCTTCTCTCTTGAGGCCCTAAAATGTCAGTTTTCGGTATTGCTGGTTCTGGCACAACGCCAGTACTCTATCCATCAGGTAGCCCTGCTACGGACTACTCGAATATTGGGTTTATCCCAGAAATTTGGTCAGGCAAGCTGATCGAAAAGTTCTACGCTGCGACTGTTCTCGCTGCGATTTCGAACACCGACCACGAAGATGAAATTCGTAGCATGGGTGATCGCATCAAGATCCGCACCAAGCCTACGATTACCATCAACAACTACCTTGCTGACGGCGATCTGACGCTTGACCGTCCGTCCGGTGGCAACATCGAACTTTACATCAACAAAGGTAAGTACTTCGCTACGATCCTTGACGATGTGTTCGAGATCCAGTCCGATCTTAACCTCATGTCAATCTGGGCTGACGATGCGTCAGAGCAGATGAAAATTGCGGTTGATACGGACGTTCTTGCCAACCTCTACAACACGCAGAACTCTGCTAACTACGGTGCTACTGCTGGTCTGATCAGCGGCAACATCAACCTCGGCACCAATGCAGCTCCGCTTGCGACGGTTGGCCGTAACCCAGGCACGGGTCAGATCGAAATTCTCGATGTGCTCCTGCGTCTTGGTCAGGCTCTCGATGAGCAAAACATCCCAGAGACGGGTCGTTGGGTTGTTATGCCAACTTGGGCTGCTACGCAGATCAAGCGTTCGGAACTCCGTCAGGTCTATCTGTCTGGCGACAGCATGACCATGATGCGTAACGGTCGTTTGGGCATGGTTGATCGTTTCACGATCTACGTGTCTAACCTCCTGCCAAACAGCTCTACGTCAGGCAGCATCTTCACGGGCGCTGGCACTGGCGTAACTGCAGGCACGAACCCACTGTCTTCGGGTAACTACACGATCTACGCTGGTCACGCGCACGGCCTTACCTTCGCGTCTCAGATGACGAAAGTTGAGACTGTTCGTTCAGAGCGTACCTTCGGCAACATCTTCCGTGGCCTTCAGGTTTACGGCTATCAGGTGCTTGACGGTAAAGCTCTCGCTCAGGCAGTTATCACGCAAGGCGGCGCATAATAGTTACCTAAGCGGGTAACTAGCGAGGATCGAGATGGCTACACTGGAAACTGTATCGGATTACGTGACGCAATCACGCATACTGCTACAGGATACAGTGCAGCCATATCGTTATGATGATGAGAGTTTAGTTACGGGCTTAAACTTCGCTTTCTATGAGATCGCAAGAATACGTCCCGACATTCTTATCAACATCACGCTGACGCAAAGAGTGGCTCCTCTCTCCTCTACTGGCGATGCTGACGTTCCTAACTACAGCACTGCCTATGAGAGCGATCCAGTCTACCTGCCAGCCATGTACAGAGTTAGTGCTGTGTATTTCATTTGTGGATGGGCGCAATTGAGAGACACTGAGGATACGCAAGATACGCGTGCTGCGGCGTTTATGAATAAATTCACAGCGTCAATGCTAACCCTGCCATCTTGAGGATTTAATGAGCGCTGATTTTGATATCTTAATAAATAGTGTCAGAGCGCGGCTTCCCTCCGCTCTTGACGGCGTTGTGCGTCTTGAGCTTCAGAATGTTTTAAAAGATTTTTTGTCTGAATCTAATCTTTATGTGGATACAATCCCAATCAGCGTTCTGGTTGGTCAGACCGATTATCATATTTTTTCTATTAACGGCATCATCAATCGTTTGATGACTGTAACGGATAACTACAACAATCCTATCCCATGCAGCCTTGTTCCCCCTACCCTCACAGTCCAAGACTTTGTTGTTAGATTAGCAATCAAGCCTTCGACTGCCGCTACTTTTAATGCTTATGTTGCTTTAACTCCCGATCCTAGCGTGCCTGTAGATCAAAGTGTCCCAGACTGGGTGATCGCAAAGTACCGCGAAGGATTCGAAGATGGTATTCTGGCGCGAATGATGACGCAGCCAGCTAAGCCATATTCGAACATGAAACTCGCGGATTATCATGGGCGCAAATATCGTAAGGCAATTAATCTTGCCCGTAACGAAGCGCTTCATGCTTACAAATTCCGTGGGCAAGGCTGGGGCTTTCCACAAGGATTTGTCCGTAGCGGACAATATCAACGTATCTAATAGGAGTATCTTACAATGGCTGCTTATAATAAATTCAACGTATTCCCTCAAGATTTGGTTTCTGGAAATCATAATTTTCCAAACCACACCTTCAAAGTTTGCTTAACGAATGTGGCTCCAGCAGCGACTTATACAAGTTATTCAACTACTGTTAATGCTATTAGTGCTAACGAAGTATCGGCAGGTAATGGCTATACAGCTGGTGGTCAGAATACAAGCATCACTTGCAGTAACAATTCAGGTACTGAGAAAGTCAGTGCTGGTAACGTGACGTTTACCGCCTCTAATGGCACAATCGGGCCATTCAGATACGCAGTCCTTTACAACGCAACTCAAACATCTCCCGCAACCCCTTTAATTTCATGGTTCGACTACGGCTCGTCAGTAACGCTCAACTCAGGTGAAACTTTCACTTGGACGCCTGACGCAGTGAATGGTCTGTTCACGATAGCCTAATAACCTACGTAGGTTATTAAGAGACACTAAACTAAGAGAGCGCTGGCGATGGCTACATTAATTTTAAATCGTGTTACACAGTATGTTGCCAGCGCGCCGGGAACTGGAAATATAACACTTGGCTCAGCAGTGCCAGGTTACATGACGTTTGCCCAAGCAGGCAGCGTCGATGGAAGCACAGTTCCTTACGTTGCAGAGGATGGAACACAGTGGGAAATTGGTGAAGCTGTTATCTCATCAACTGGTACAGTTCTAACGCGAACTGTAACGCAGTCGTATAATGGCACGACGCTTGGAACGTCAGCGATTACGCTTTCTGCGAACGCAATTATTACAAGCACTCCACTCGCTGCAGATATTCAATCAACAAATTCACTAACTTCTGGGACGCTCCCTGTATCACGCGGCGGCACTGGTGTTACGACTAGCACTGGCACTGGCTCTGTAGTGTTATCTACAAGTCCACTACTGACAACGCCTCAGTTACTTGGGTCATCTACTGGTTACACTACGTTTGCTTCTGCTAACGCTGGTGCTACCAACTACACGCTTACGTTCCCTGCTGCTACAGATACTGTAGTTACACTTGCAGCTACACAAACTTTAACCAATAAGACGCTTACGAGTCCTACGCTTACTACGCCAGTATTAGGAACGCCAGCTTCGGGAACACTAACGAGCTGCACGGGACTACCGTTGACTTCGGGTGTCACTGGGACACTTCCAGTTGCCAACGGCGGCACTGGCCTCACCAGTTTAACGGCTGGATATATACCGTATGGGAATGGGAGTTCTGCGTTTAGTTCG